GAGCAATTCTGCTTCTGGATGAGATTGACCTTGCTTCTAACAAGATTCTGTGCCTTCAATCTGTTCTTGAAGGAAAAGGTATCTTCCTGAAGAAGATCGGACGTTTCGTGAAACCTGCTGCAGGATTTAACGTATTTGCCACCGCAAACACTAAGGGTAAGGGTTCTGATGATGGGCGATTTATCGGCACTAACGTTCTCAACGAAGCGTTCCTAGAGCGTTTCCCTGTAACTCTGGAACAGGATTATCCTGCCGTTGCCACCGAACAGAAGATCCTTGAGGGTATTTCTCTGGATCTTGGTCTTGAGGATCGTGATTTCTGTAAGCGGTTAGTTGATTGGGCGGACGTGATCCGTAAGACCTTCTATGATGGTGGTATTGAGGAAATCATCAGCACTCGCCGCCTGGTTCATATCATCCGTGCCTATAGCATCTTCACTGATAAAGCAAAGGCAATTAAGGTTTGCATCAATCGTTTTGACGATGAGACCAAGACTGCCTTCTTGGAACTGTACGATAAGGTTGATGCTGACTTCGTGATGCCTGTTCAAAGTGAACTCAAGGTTGACGAGCAACCTCAATTCTGATATAATTGGGGGAGGTTAATTATGACTTCCCCCTTATTTTATTTTTACTATGGCAGATAACAAAGATCATTTTTGGAAATACAACGAAGATAAGACTCTGAAAGAAATTGAAGAGTATCTTGCCAGTACCTACCATTCACATTATACTTCTGAGCAATCCAAAACTCAAACTCTTGATTTGATTGAAAGTATTGGTGATGCCGAAGCATTTACTCGTTCAAATGCAATCAAGTATCTTTCTCGCTTTGGTAAGAAAAATGGCAAATCTAAGATGGATATTTTGAAGGCAATTCATTACTGCATTCTTCTTTATAATTTTGCTGGTCTTCATGAAAACAAATCTGACCAATACCAATATTGATTATGAAAATCCAAGACAAAACTATGAAACTCTCTGACAATACCTGCGCTCTTCTCAAGAACTTTGCTGGTATTAATAATTCAATTCTTGTGAAAAAGGGTAATCGTCTTCGTACTATTTCTGTTGCCAAAAACATTCTGGCAGAGGCAGAGATCACCGAAGAGTTCCCCCGTGATTTTGCCATTTATGATCTGAACCAGTTTCTAAATGGTATTAGTCTTCATCAGGATCCCGATCTTGATTTTACTGAAGAATCTTATATCACTATTCGTGAAGGTAAGCGTAGGGTGAAGTATTTCTATGCCGATCCTAATGTGATCATTTCTCCTCCCGAAAAGGAGATCCAACTTCCTTCAAAGGACGTTTGTTTCCAAGTTGATAGTGTAACTCTGGAGAAACTGGTCAAGGCAGCAGGTGTTTATCAACTTCCCGATCTTTCTGCGGTCGGTGAGGCAGGAGTGATCCGTCTGGTGGTTCGGGACAAGAAAAACGATACTTCTAACGAATACTCCATCGTTGTTGGTGAAACGAACAAGGAATTTACCTTCAACTTCAAGGTTGAGAACATCAAGATCATTCCCGGATCTTATGATGTGGTTGTGTCAGAAAAACTACTGTCACAGTTCAAGAATACAAAGTATAATCTTTCTTACTGGATTGCTTTGGAACCAGATAGTACTTTTGGTTGATGGAATTTCTTCTTTATTTGACTCCTATAGGTCGTGAGATTATTCAAAATGTTATTCGTGCAAAGTATTCAGTTAAAGAAAATGTTGAGTTTTGTAGGGACAAAAACTTTTTTGGATATGTTAATACTAACAAATTAGTTATTTGTACGAATAACATTAAACATAGTGGGAATGATGTTAAGTTTTATGTAAATGAAACTGTATATCACGAAGCAACTCATGTTGCTCATATGTGCAGAGGATATAAACCTTTTTATATTCCATTAAAAGATATGCCTCTTCCACAAAATAAACTTCAAGATATTGAAAACTCTGTTAGAATGTCTACTTCATCCAGACAGATAGAACACGAAGCCTATTGGATGGAAGATAAACCAGAACAAGTTAAGTATGTAATTCAAAAGTATTGTTTCTAGAAGAGCAAACTTTCTAAAAGAGATAATATATTTGAATAGTTAGAACAACTTTTTAATTATTAGAAAACTTTGAGGAACTAACCTTGAACATTTTTGTGACTGATAAATGTCCTGTGCTTTCTGCTGCGGTACTTCCAGACAAGCATATTGTGAAAATGCCTCTGGAGACCTGTCAGATGGTTTCTATCATTTTCTCTAAATGGTATTATGATTGGGGATACATTCCCAAGAAAGATGGTCTTCCATATGACACTGAAAAGGGTGCCTTCCGCAATCATCCCTGTACTCAATGGGCAGCAAAATCCCATGAGAACCTTGCTTGGTTGATTCGGCACGGTTATGCTCTTTGTAATGAGTATCGGCATCGTTATGAAAAAGAACACTCTTGTATGAAAAGTCTTGAAGTTGCGGAGAATATCTTTGCTACTAAAAGTGGAAAAGAAATTTCCATCTACAAAAATGTGGTAGAATTTACGAGGGCAATGCCTGATGAGTATAAATTTGACACAAGCATTGACACTTTTACTGCTTACAAGATGTATATCGCATCCAAACCTTGGGTTGCATCTAATTATCTTCGTATGCCGTCAAGAAAACCTGATTGGATATGAAAGCACTAAGGGTTGAAGTAAAAACAACGGTAAATATTCTCGTTAATGACGATGAAGACCACTGGGAAATAAAACAGAATGCGTTAAATGCAATTCATGACAAAATCCACTTTCTTGAAAAAGATTCTTTTTATATAGATTATGACAAGTGAATGTAATGGAAGATTATTTTTTTCATCCTTCAAAAGAGTTGGACTCCTATCTTTATTCTATTTTTTTGGAATATGCTTCTGCTGAAGAATTAGAAAGAGATACTCTACATATCCAAACAAATTGGCAGTTGGCAAAGCATTTTGATGATAATTGCAAAGAGTATAATGTTTGGTTTGCTGATGGGGTGGCAGTTACAAAACAACCAACCATTGTTGATAAAAAAATGATTAGACGGTATTATGATTCAACAAATCCAAATAACCGTTTAAATGGGTCAATTATTCAACCTAATATTGAAGTATAAATTATGACAAGTGAATTTCTTTTCGTGGAACGATACAGACCTCAAGTGATTGAGGATTGTATTCTTCCCGATGATACTAAAAAAACCTTTAAGGAGTTTGTGGAGAAGGGTGAGATTCCAAATCTCCTTCTTTCTGGACCTCCCGGTATTGGTAAAACTACAATCGCAAAGGCGTTGTGTAATGAGTTGGGAGCAGACTTTTATGTAATCAATGGATCCGACGAAGGACGTTTCCTGGATACTGTTCGGAACCAAGCAAAGAACTTTGCTTCTACTGTCTCACTTACGGGATCTTCTAAACACAAAGTCATCATTGTAGACGAAGCAGATAATACAACTTCGGATGTTCAACTCCTACTACGGGCGAATATTGAGGCATTTTATAATAACTGCAGATTCATCTTCACCTGTAACTACAAGAACAAAATTATTGAACCCCTCCATTCCCGTTGTGCCGTCATTGACTTCACAATCAAAGGAAAACAGAAGCAACAACTTGCTGGAGCATTCTTCAAAAGAGTTCTTCAAATCCTTGATCAAGAAAGGATTGAATATGATGAAAAGGTCGTTGCAGAACTGGTCTCAAAACATTTTCCAGATTTTCGTCGTGTTCTCAACGAATGTCAAAGGTATTCTACTGGTGGGAAAATTGACACTGGAATTCTTGCATCTTTCTCAGACGTTTCAGTAAATGAACTCATCAAGAATCTCAAAGAAAAGAATTTCACAGAAGTCCGTAAGTGGGTGGTTTCCAACCTTGATAACGATGCTCCGGTCTTACTTCGTAGGATTTATGACGCTTCTTATGATTATTTACTTGCCCAATCTATTCCTGCTGCTGTTCTCATTATTGCTAAGTATCAGTATCAGTCAGCTTTTTGTGTTGATCAGGAGATAAATCTTTTGGCAGCATTAACTGAAATAATGTGTGAGTGTGAGTTCCAATGAATCCCTATAAAATTGATTATAAATCCTTAAAGGAGAATCCAGTTAAAACGACTCCCGAAAATGTTAAAGAAGCAAACGAAGGTCTCTTTCGTGCTAAAATGACTCTTCCTGCTGCTGCTAAACATTGTGGCATGACGCAGAAAGAAATGAAACTTACTTTTTTTGAATACCTTAAGTATAATAAACCTGATTATGAAAAAAATTAAAAAAGACTGGAAGGCATATTGCAAAACTTCATTCAATTCCTTGAAGGCAAATCTTGAATATTGGGGTAAAGTAGAATTTTACCGTCCAATTACTAGAATTTATTATATTAATGTTTTTGATTGTGGTCTTTCTAATTTTACAGGTTTTGTAAGTGAAGAAGCATTAAAGAATAAAATTAATCGTAAAAAGGTTGTTTATGATCACTGTCTTTCTCCCCAATTTATTGGAAGAATGATTATGGATAATCCAGATAAATATCTTTCTAAATATTCTGTTTTTGAAGAGATTTTTTGGGAATCTTGTAAAACGGTTATGGTAACTCAACAAGAAAACATTGCTCTTTCGGCGCTCACAGAAAATAATGGACAAGATTATTTAATTCATGTTCCTACAAATAAAAAATATAATTATTTGGGAATTAATCTTTGGTTTCGTCCCCAAAAGCATGGTCGTTGGAGCGAAGCAGTTTCTTTAGATACAAATGTTATTGAAACACCAAAAGACCTGTTAGAATATGAAAAAAGGTTTTTGGTTTAATTATGCTATCTCCAGAAAATGCCATTTGGGCGGCAGATCAATTTATTGAGTATTATTCAAAATTCAATAGAATTGATGATTATCTAAGATTTGTAAAACAAAGTAGAATCTCTAATTCTTCTGGAAAATTATTTGGGCCTGAGGATGAGATTTTTTCAAATTTTAGTATTCATCCCAATGACATGTCTTTTTCAATTCATGAAGTTGATACTAGTTCAAAACCAAAAACAAAATATAATCAAGAATTATATTCTGAAATTTTGAACATGACTGCATCAAATCCAATTGAGGAAGCAATTCCTGGAAGAACAATTAAATGGATTGTAACTGAAGATACAACTAAAAAAATTGTTGGTGTAGTTAGATTTGGATCACCAACTATTAATTCGAAACCAAGAAATGATTATTTTGGTGAAGTATTATCATTATCAAAAATTAATCATGAGTTTGTAATGGGATTTAATATTGTCCCAGTACAACCTTTTGGATATAATTATCTTGGTGGAAAACTTCTTGCACTACTAGCATCATCTAATGAACTCAAACGACAATTTAATGCAAAGTATGGAACTGATCTTCAATACTTTGAAACAACTTCATTATACGGTACAACAAAAGGAGTATCCATGTATGATGGTCTTAAACCTTATATTCGACACATAGGAGATACTGAAAGTAATTTTCTTCCATTATTTCATGATGATTATTTTAGAGATATGTTTTGGTGGTTCAATAATAATGCAAACGGTGGAGAACGATTAATTTCTGCAGATAAATCATCTAAGAAATTAAAAATTCAAACCAAGATGATTTCAATCATCACAAAGTCTCTTTGTGATGCCTCAAAACTACTTGAGTTTAAATCTTGCATCGAACATGCAAAATCACTCACTGAAAAGAAAAGGTATTATATCTCTAAGTTTGGATACGAACCACAAGAAGTCATCGAATGGTGGAAAAGAAAAGCATCTAAAAGGTATGAAAAACTCAAGTCAGAACATAAATTAAGAACAGAACTTGAGTTGTGGACAGCACATTCAAACTTGGAAATTATTAGATAATATGGAATTAAAAGACTGGTTAAATTCAATCAATCAAACGAAAAAAAATCTAATTGATGAGGATCCATCTTTAGAAAAAGAATACAATCCGTATATTATTAATCGTTGTTTTTCTGGTCATATTGATTCTATTATGTTTGCGAATGAAATGAATATGTACTCATTCCTTTCAAAGAAAATGCAATATGACTTTTTTATAAATAGTCTGAGGAAAAAGAAGAGATTTTCTCCCTGGCTCCGTAAAGATACAATCAAAGATCTTGATTATGTTAAACGTTACTATGGTTATAGTAATGAAAAGGCAAAACAGGCTTTGAGGATTCTTACAAAAGAACAACTTACTTTTATAAAATCAAAATTTGAAACTGGAGGAACAAAATGAGTGTCGTTCAAGAACCTGAAGTAAAGTGGACGCCCGATCAAATGGTGGAAGTGATTCTTAATGAACCTGATGACTTTTTAAAGGTTCGTGAGACTTTGACCCGTATTGGAGTTGCTTCAAGAAAGGAAAAGAAAATCTATCAGTCTTGTCATATTCTGCACAAGCAGGGTAGATATTATCTTGTACATTTTAAGGAACTTTTTGCATTGGATGGTAAACATGCCAATCTGACTGTAAATGATGTTCAACGTCGTAATCGTATTGCCCAACTTCTTGCAGATTGGGGATTAATTACAATTATTGATGTTAAAAAAATTCAAGATATTGCACCACTAAATCAAATTAAAGTCCTTGCCTATAAGGATAAAGGAGATTGGATTTTGGAAACCAAATATAATATTGGTTCCAAGAAAAAAAGAGGTGAAGAAACCGAATGATTTATTAGGGAGTTCAACACTCCCTTTTTTTGTATTTGTTGTATAATTAGTACTGGATGCCAAAAAGGATCCACAAAACACAAACTCGCTTAAAAAGGAGCTACTATAATGACTAACCTTGCAACCTCGCGGTTTACATCTGCGGATTTGCCTGCTTTGATGGACAGGATTACTCGTCATAGCATTGGAATGGATGAGTATTTTGATCGTCTATTTAATCTTCACGAAACTACATCTAATTACCCACCTTATAATCTTGTACAAGTAAGTAATGTGGAATCAAGATTAGAACTTGCACTTGCTGGATTTAAGAAAAAAGAAGTCTTTGTCTACACTCAAGACGGAAAACTTTTTGTGGAGGGGCAGAAAGAAGACAAAGAAACAGAAACCAATTATGTTCATAAGGGATTAGCGCAAAGATCCTTTAAACGAGCATGGACACTTTCTGATGACACTGAAGTTAAGTCAGTTGATTTTGAGAATGGTCTTTTGGTGGTTACTCTTGGTAGAATTATTCCAGAACATCATAAGAGGAAAGACTATCTCTAAATATAATTGACTATTGTCGGCGCTGGGGGGCAACTGGTAAAAACCAGTTGACGCCTCCCTCTTTTTTTGCTATAATGGAATGAGGAATGATTTGAGACATGTCAATTAAATTAGCGTTATTAAAATCTGGAGAAACAATTATTTCCGATATCAAAGAACTAATTTCTGAAGAAAAAGTTTGTGGATTCTTATTCAATCATCCACATAAGATTGAAACTAGAAAGAGTTTTCTTTTAGTTGAGGAAAATGAGAATTCAAAAGCGGATTTAGAAGTTTCCTTATCTCCTTGGATTATTTTAACAAGTGATAATCAAATACCAGTTCCACCTGATTGGATTGTTACAATTGTGGAACCTATTCAAACCATCAAAGAAATGTATGAGGAAAAATTAAATGGACAAATCGATCAAGTGTCTTTTACTGAAAGTTGATAACGTAATTGTTACTGAGATTATTGAAATTGGTTCCGAACTTGGAGAACCAGATTGTAAACTCATTAATCCTTATAAAATCGATATTCAAGGTAATCTAACTCCTTGGCCTGATATTACAGAGCAAAGAGAAATGATGATTCATTCGGATAGTATTCTTACTATTGTAGATCCAAAACCAGAAATTATTGAAAAGTATCTTGAATTAACTGCCTGATGAGATTTTACACAAACGTTCAAATGGTCGGGGATCACTTCTTGGTTCGTGGTTATGAAAATGGAAAACATTTCATGACTCGTGAGAAGTTTAACCCGACTCTTTTTGTCCCTTCTAATAAAAAAACTAAATATCAAACTCTAAATGGCGAGTATGTTGAAGCAGTTCAACCTGGATGTGTTCGTGACTGTCGTGAGTTTATTAAGAAGTATGAGAACGTAGAAAACTTTAAAATTCATGGAAATACAGGATACATTTATCAATACATTTCTGAAATGTATCCTGAAGAGGAAGTCAAATTTGATATCAGTAAAATCAAGGTTTCTACTTTGGATATTGAGGTTGCTTCCGAAAACGGATTCCCAGATGTAGAGTCTGCTGCCGAAGAAGTTCTGTTGATTACTATTCAGGACTATTCTTCCAAGCAAATTCGCACTTGGGGATCTGGTCCCTTTCAGAACAAACAGAAGAACGTCATTTATAGATCCTTCACGAATGAACGGGATCTTCTGATGGACTTTATTAACTGGTGGATGGTTGAGGAAAATGCTCCTGAGGTTGTGACTGGTTGGAATATTGAACTGTATGATATTCCATATCTTGTTCGCCGTTTGGATCGTGTTCTCGGTGAGAAACTGATGAAGCGTATGTCTCCTTGGGGTCTTGTTACTGAATCTGAGGTTTACATCTCTGGGCGTAAGCACATTGCTTACGATGTCGGTGGAATTACTCAACTCGATTACCTGAATCTTTATAAGAAATTCACCTATAAGGCACAGGAATCTTATCGACTGGATTATATTGCCGAAGTAGAACTGGGACAGAAGAAACTGGATCACTCTGAGTATGAAACCTTCAAGGATTTCTATACAAAGGGTTGGCAGAAGTTCGTAGAGTATAACATCGTTGACGTAGAACTTGTTGACCGTTTGGAAGACAAGATGAAACTGATTGAACTTGCGATCACGATGGCATATGACGCAAAGGCGAACTATGCTGATGTGTTCTCTCAGGTTCGGATGTGGGATACAATCATTTATAACTACCTGAAGAAGAGGAATATTGCGATTCCTCCTAAAGAACGTTCTGATAAGGATTCAAAGTATGCTGGTGCGTATGTTAAAGAACCTATTCCTGGAAAGTATGACTGGGTTGTGTCTTTTGACCTCAACTCCCTATACCCTCATCTCATTATGCAATACAACATCTCGCCAGAAACTCTTCTGGAAGAGAAACATCCGTCCGTAAATGTTGATAAGATTCTGAATGAGCAATTGAATTTTGAACTCTATAAGGATTATGCCGTTTGTGCGAACGGAGCGATGTATCGTAAAGATGTGCGTGGATTTCTTCCAGAATTGATGGAAAAGATCTATAATGAACGTGTGATCTTCAAAAAGAAGATGCTTGCTGCGGAGCAGGAATATGAGAAGACAAAGAACAAACAACTTCTAAAAGAAATCTCCCGTTGCAATAATATTCAGATGGCAAGGAAGATTCAACTTAACTCTGCTTATGGTGCTATCGGCAATCAATATTTCCGATATTTTAAACTAGCAAATGCAGAGGCAATCACTCTGTCTGGGCAGGTTTCTATTCAGTGGATTATGAATTCTATGAATAGGTATTTAAACAAAGTTCTTAAAACCGATGATGTTGATTATGTTATTGCTTCTGATACCGATTCTCTTTATGTCCATATGGGCCCTTTGGTTGAAACTGTATTCAAGGGAAGAGAGAAAATTACTCAAAACGTTGTGTCGTTCCTTGATAAGGTCTGTCAAGTGGAATTTGAAAAATATATTGAAAGTTCTTACCAAAAATTGGCAGACTATGTAAATGCCTATGATCAAAAGATGATCATGAAGCGTGAATGTATTGCTGAACGTGGTATTTGGACTGCGAAGAAACGATACATTCTGAGCGTGTGGGATAGTGAAGGTGTTCGTTATGAGGAACCTAAATTGAAAATCAAGGGTATTGAGGCAATTAAGTCTTCTACTCCAGCGCCTTGTCGTAAGATGCTGAAAGATTCCTTTAAGATTCTGATGAGTGGAACTGAGGATGATGTGATTCAGTTCATTGATAAATGTCGTGATGAGTTTAGGAAACTTCCACCAGAACAGATTGCTTTTCCCAGAACTGCTTCTGATATTCGTAAATATTATTCATCATCAAACATCTATGCACCCAAAACTCCAATTCAGGTTCGTGGAGCACTTCTTTTCAATCATTATATCAAGCAGAAAAAACTTACTAATAAATATTCGCTGATTAATAATGGTGAAAAGGTTAAATATATTTTTCTTAAGAAACCAAATATCATTCAGGAAAATGTGATCTCTTTCATTCAAGTTTTTCCTAAGGAACTTGGTCTTGACAAATACATCGACTATGAATTACAATTTGAGAAGAGTTTTATTGACCCTCTCAAATCTATTCTCGATGCAATTGGGTGGAATGTGGAAAAAACTGTAAACCTTGATTTATTTTTCTTCTAATGGATTTTTTAAAAGATATTGTAAAAGAAATCGGTGATGATTATACAAAATTAGCATCTGATATTGATGAGACAGAGACTTATGTTGACACGGGTTCGTACATTTTTAACGCACTGGTTTCAGGTAGTATTTTTGGTGGTGTATCTGGCAATAAGATTACTGCTATTGCTGGAGAGTCTTCTACTGGAAAGACTTTCTTCAGCCTCGCCGTGGTTAAGAATTTTCTCAATAATAATCCCGATGGTTATTGTCTCTACTTTGATACTGAAGCTGCCATTACAAAATCACTCTTGGAGAGTCGCGGCATCGACACATCACGCCTTGTCGTGGTTAATGTTGTAACTGTAGAAGAGTTTCGTGGTAAGGCACTCAAGGCAGTTGATATGTATATGAAGAAACCAGAAGGGGAACGTAATCCTTGTATGTTCGTGCTAGACTCTCTGGGAATGCTTTCAACCAGTAAAGAGATTAATGATGCTCTGAATGATAAGGAAGTTCGTGACATGACCAAATCTCAACTAATTAAGGGGGCATTTCGTATGCTTACTCTGAAGTTGGGTAAGGCAAATATTCCTATGATCGTTACTAATCACACCTATGATGTTATCGGCGCTTATGTTCCCACAAAAGAAATGGGTGGTGGTAGTGGTCTTAAGTATGCCGCTTCTACTATCATCTATCTCAGCAAGAAAAAGGAGAAAGACGGAACAGAAGTCATCGGAAACATTATTAAGGCAAAGACTCATAAATCACGTTTGAGTAAGGAGAATCAAGATGTTGAAGTCCGTCTGTATTATGATGAGCGAGGTCTTGATCGTTATTATGGTCTTCTAGAACTTGGTGAGATTGGTGGACTCTGGAAGAATGTAGCGGGTCGTTATGAGATGAATGGTAAGAAGATTTATGCCAAACAGATCCTTGCTAATCCAGAGGAATATTTCACTGAAGAAATTATGAACAAACTTGACGCCATCGCAAAACAACAATTCTCTTATGGATGAACTGAATGATTTTATTCATGTGTATGAAAATGCTTTAGAAGCAAATATTTGTGATTTTTTGATTTCTCTTTTTGATCAAGTTCCAGATAAGCATGAACGTTATAATAATGAAGGGAAACCAAATTTTACTCAATTTAATCTAACTGAAAACAGAGATATAACCTCAGAAGTCAATCAAGTTCATAATCACATCATTCGAAAAATATTTGAATATCGTGATAAGTATTATGAATTTACTGATTCAAGAGTTTTTCCAGAAGAACATGCACTTGAACAATTTAGAATAAAGAAGTACAATCCTGGGGGAGAAGATCGTTTCGATACTCATGTAGATGTTATTGAATATTCATCATCAAGAAGATTTTTATCTTTTATGTGGTATTTAAATGATGTTGATTCTGGTGGAGAAACTGTCTTCAAGGATTTAGTAATTCAACCAAAAAAAGGAACATTAGTGATGTTTCCACCACTTTGGATGTTTCCTCATAAAGGTAATCCTCCTATCGGAAATCCAAAGTATATTATGAGTGCCTATTTACATTATAAGTAATGGAAAAAATTGAAACAACTATTCTCAGAAACCTAGTATTTAATGAAGATTACTCGCGTAAGGTCATACCTTTCATACAACCAGATTATTTTGAGCAAAAATCCGAAAAGGTCATTTTTGAGGAAATTGTCCAGTTTATTGTTAAATATGGTTCGGCAATCACAATCGAAGCACTCGGAATCGAAGTCGAGAACCGAACTGATTTAACAGAAGATCAAATCAAAGAGATCAGGGAGATCAACAAGAGTTTAAATGATGCTCCTGTCGATAAGACTTGGTTGATAGATACTACTGAGAAGTGGTGTCGTGATCGTGCCATTTATCTGGCACTTATGGAATCCATTCACATTGCTGATGGAAATAATGAAAAAAAGAATCGTGATGCTATTCCCAGTATTCTTTCTGATGCTCTTGCTGTCAGTTTTGACAATAATATTGGACACGATTACTTAAATAACTATGAAGAGCGATATGAGTACTATCACAGAAAGGAGGATAAAATTGAATTTGATCTTGAATACTTTAACAAAATCACAAAAGGTGGTCTCCCTAACAAAACTCTCAATATCGCACTTGCTGGTACGGGTGTCGGGAAATCTCTATTCATGTGCCATGTGGCTAGCTCCGTCTTGCTCCAAGGACGGAATGTTCTGTACATTACGCTTGAAATGGCAGAAGAGAAAATTGCTGAACGAATTGATGCAAACCTTCTGAATGTAAATATTCAGGAGTTATCAGATCTTCCTCGTTCTACTTTTGAAACTAAGGTTACAAATCTTGCAAAGAAAACTCAAGGAACTTTGATCATCAAAGAATATCCTACTGCTTCTGCTCATAGTGGACACTTTAAGGCATTACTTAATGAACTTGCACTTAAGAAGTCATTCCGACCTGATATTATTTTTATTGATTACCTTAATATTTGTGCTTCCTCTAGGCACAAGGCAAACAGTTCTATCAATTCTTATTCATATATCAAATCAATTGCGGAAGAACTTAGAGGACTCGCCGTTGAGTTTAATGTCCCAATTGTCTCCGCTACTCAGACCACTCGTAGTGGTTTTGGTAACTCTGATGTTGAACTTACTGATACTTCTGAATCCTTTGGTCTTCCTGCTACTGCTGATCTTATGTTTGCCCTTATTAGTACCGAAGATCTAGAAGGTTTGGGGCAAATTATGGTGAAACAACTTAAGAACCGATATAATGATCCAACCATTTACAAGCGTTTTGTTGTTGGTATTGATCGTGCTAAAATGCGTCTCTATGACTGCGAACAATCTGCACAAAAAGACATAGTTGACACTGGACAAGAAGAGGAGTATAATGATAGTGAAGAAAAGAAACTAAAAAAATCATTTGAGGGATTTAAATTTTAATGGAAACTGCTAGACACGTTAATTTTAATAAATATGCTGAGTTTGTAGATATAGTCACAAGTGACGCATCTAAAGATTTTCTTGCTCTTTCTGATCGTTTGGTTCAACTGGATGAGAAAGGTGCTAATATTGAACGTCTTCTTACCGCAGGTGTTGGTATCAATGCCGAAGGTGGAGAATTCCTTGAGATCATTAAGAAAATGGTCTTTCAGGGGAAACCTTATAATGAAGACAACCGCGAGCACTTGATCATTGAACTGGGTGATATTATGTGGTATGTTGCTCAAGCTTGTATTGCACTTAATGTAACTCTTGATGATGTCGTTGCTCGTAACGTACAAAAACTTCTCAAGCGTTATCCTGAAGGTGCTTTTGATGTTTATTTTTCAGAAAACCGTGCTGCTGACGATAGATAATAAATATTTCAAAAAATGTCCTTGATTGGAAAAAGAAAAGGAAGACCAACTACAAGAATTCAATTTGATTTAATTCTTAAAAGTTTTAAGATCTTCCTTAAAAGAGAACTTCAACTTACTTATGATATTCCAGTTATTCTTGTGGATGATGCAGACTTCGCAAAAACAATTAAAGCATTTGGTCAAATATCAAACAAAAATGCAATTCATCTAAGCGTTGTTAATCGTCATCCCATGGATATCTTAAGAACCCTTGCTCATGAGTTTGTTCATTATAAACAACATACGGAAAGAAGTATTCATCATAGAAGTTCTCATGCCGGAAGTCCATTAGAGAATCAAGCAAATGCAAAAGCAGGTGAAATCATGAGAAAATATGGTTCCCTACACCCAGAACTATTTGATCTTATGCCTATAAGATGAACGCAGTTTTCATTAATGAATAAATATATTATACAGATCTTATTAGATTTATAATATATTAAAGAATGAAAACATTTCTCCAGTTTATAACTGAAGCAACCTCAGCATCAGTTCAAGCAAAAAGACTTGGACTTGTTGGTGATGGCCATGGTGGATGGTATAATAGAGCCACTGGCGAGTTTGAAGCAAAAACTGTCAGTGGACAATTAAAGTATTTTAATAAAAGGCAAATTATTGGTGGAAAAGATCCATCTCAATCTGAATTTGAAAAAAATATCCCATTGGGATCTTCTTATCCTACTCAACAAACACCTCAGATTCCACCAGAACAGCAGGCAGTTCAGCAAGAACCTGTTCCTCAAGAAGAACCTGTTCCTCAACAAGAACCAGTTATAACTCCTCCAGCAGTTCCAAAAACTAAAGGAACTCTAACAATTGCTTTTGGTCGTTTCAATCCTCCAACCGTGGGGCATCAGCAATTGATGGATACTGCTGCAATGATTGCAATGGAAGAGGATGGGGATTATATTGTTGTACCATCTAGAAGTTATGATGCAAAAAAGAATCCATTAGATCCTGATACCAAAATATCATTTATGAGAAAGATTTTTCCAGATCATAGTGAAAGAATTGTAAATGATGCAAATTTTATATCAATCTTTGATGTTTTAAAAAAGGTTCATAATGATGGTTATACTAATGTAAGGATTGTATGTGGATCTGATAGATCAAAAGAATTTGAAAAATTGGCAAATAATTATAATGGGCAACTATATCAGTTTGATGTAATTGAAGTATTGCCTTTGGAAAATGAGGATCCAGATACTAAAAATGTAGAAGGATTATCTTCATCTAGACTTAGACTTGCTGCTGCTGAAGGTGATTTTATGACATTTCGTTCTGGACTTCCTCCTAAAATTAAAAATAAAGATGCGTTGCAACTTTTTGATTTGGTTCGTCAAGGAATGGGAATTTTGGAAATGCAACAAGAAGGATATAATATTTGGGAAATTGCTCCAGAATATGATTTACAATCTTTAAGAGAAAATTATATTGATGGAAATATTTTTAAACTTGGAACTTTTGTAGAAAATTTAAATACTGGAATGATAGGTAAGATAACTCGTAGAGGAACAAATTATTTAATTTGCGTATCTGAAGGTGGTATGATGTTTAAATCCTGGATCAAAGATGTTAAGGAATCATACTCTGAAAAGTATATGTCCAAATTGATGAGACTTCCTGGAAAACCTTATAGTGTAAATATGATAAATAAAAATAGGAAAAAGTAAAACGTTAAATTCTTCATATGAAAAAACATATTGCTGAAGATCTTCCTGCAAGAAGTCATCCCCAGGCACAATTATCTTCCCAAAATAAGAAACCAGAAAGTAGAGATTCTGGTAGAGATGATGATAAGGGGGGAGAAAAAACGCCAGAACAAAAAATTAGACAAGCAGTATATGATATTCGTTATCGTGCAAGAAGAGAAAATATTCCATTGAGATCTGCATACTCTCAGTTTATGCAAAATAGTTCAATGGGCGAAGCAGAAAAATCGGAAGTAAGAAAAAAACTTTTTGGTGGATCTGAGGGAATGCAAGCAGAAGACTTTAGTATGGATATGAAAGAATCTGCATCCAGTTCAATGGCAAAAGCACTTTATAAAGTATTTGTAGAAAAGAAAAATGAAGTCATTGATATTGATGAAATTAAGAGTAGATTAGAGGAAGACGCAAATCAAACCTCAGAATCTAAAAAGTATAAGGTAAGAGTCACTGATAAGGAAAATAGTGTTACTTATGTTAGATATGCAACTCGTGAAAAAATTAGTCAACTTAGAGCACGAGGACTAGAGGTTGAAATGACCGAATATGGAGATCCATATGAAGGTGAAAGAACTAAAGGTGAAAAAACTGCCGAAGTTCTTGGTAAAAGAGCAAAGAAAGATTATGATGGTGATGGTAAAGTTGAAAGTGGTGCAAAGGAACATGCTGGAGCAGTTCATAATGCAATTCAACGTAGAAGAGGTGGAAAACCTGACGGAAAAGATACTTCAAGTGTAAAGGAAGAATTTATTGGTGAAGTATCAAAAATGTCAAATTTACCTCAAACTGATGCTTCAGAATATTTGAATCAAGATTCAAATAATGTTCAAATAGATATTTTACCTGCGAATAAAAAAAATAAAATTACAGTAAATCCAAACAATACTGTGTTGGCACATACTGAATTGAGTGGTGAAGTAATTTCTGAAACTGGATATTCTAAGTTTCTTGGAATGCTTCAGGAAAAAAAGATGACAAAAGCAGCAAAAACAAAAGAAAAAAAACTAAAGAAAAAGTATGACTCTTCTGGCATGAAAGCATCAATGCAAGACCAATATGGTACAGAAAATGGAAAAAAAGTTTATTTTGCTTCAATTCGTAAGCAAGCAATGAAAGAAGAATCTGAATGTGGTAGTGAAAATAATAAAAAGGAAATTGATAAAAGATCACTTCCAACAACCAAAAGTTTGATTGCTAGTAAATTGCAATCAATGGGAGTAAAAAATCCTATTGTGATGGCAGCATCTTATGAACCAGAAGGTGAAATAATTGATGAAAGAACAAGACAAAGGAAGGAAGAAGGTAAACCAAGACGTAAACCAGATCCAGCTTTGATGATTGTAAGAGGTCAAAATGAAACAGGATTTATGACTAGAAGTGGTGGGACTGTTGCTCAGCATAAACAAGGAAGAGGAGTAAAAAAAGATCGTACAGGTCCTGTAGAACCTCAAAGACCAGCAGTGACTCCGGCAGATAACGTTGCAGAAAGAAGAAGAAGAAGATCACTAGCAGCAAATGACGACATGATGCACTCAAGATTTGATTGATTCCTAAATAGTACAGGATACTCTTTCACACGGAGATTATTATGACTACCGCATTCTTACTAGCAACTATTGGTAATGGATTAAGTGCAGCAAATGTTCAACTTATTCTTGGTATTCTTTTGGCAATTTCTGAGGTTCTTGGAGCAGATTCAAGAGTTAAGGCAAATGGAATTGTTTCCTTTGTTATTATTCAGGTACAAAAATACTTGAAGTCCAAAAGTGCTGGATGATAATATTACTTTAAATAAACAGGGAGACCAAACTTAAGGTCTCCTTTTTTTATAAATATCAATATAAAAGAATTAAGGGTAAGACACATGTCTCTTTGGGGTAATAAAGATTTAGTTTATTCTGACGGTACTGTTGCCGTTAATCTTGGCACCAAAACAGTAACTGGTACTGTTGGTGTTGTTACATTTACAACTTCAGGTATTTCAACTAGTGATGTGATTACGGTTGGTGCTGGAGCAACTTATGGTTATGCAGTAATAACCGGATTTACTTCCACAACTATTTCAATTGCTTCTACCGAAGGTTTTGTTTCTGGTCTTACAACTGTTCCTGCCGGAACTTCATACTTTATTTCCGAAGAACCACTTTATGCCGTTGTAGATTCGGTTTATAGAGCACCACAGTCCAAGACTGTCGGATATTCAACAAGTCCAGTATTCACTGCCGTTGTCGGTGTAAGTACAGAAGAAGTAAGTGTTGCAAATGCTGCAACTGGAGATGCTCGTAAGTATGCTCCCACTCACGCTGGTTGGGTTGGTGTTACTACATATATTGATAGTCACGGAAACTTCAGAGTTAAAACCGAAACATTAGTTGCTGGTAGTAGTATTACTGGCGATGCTGATGACGATACCAGATATCCAGATAGCTGATAATAACATATGAGATTTGATGAATTGAATCAAGATAATTATTTGCTATTTGCTATAAAATTCTATAATAATCCTCAAGCTTTAACAAAAGAAGATTTTGAGGATGATTTGAAGAGAATTAAATACATTAAAAGACTTTTAAAAAAATACAAAAATACTGGAATTTTAAAGACTCATTTAATATTAAATCACCTTACCGTTCTTTTTAATGTTTTTAATGATGCTGCGGTTCCATTGCTTTTTTATAATTTAGATAGAGAACTTTGGCCTTTTATAAAAAGTTTTCTTTTATTTTTAAATCGTCTTCCCGAATATCCGAAAACTCAAATTCACGATATTATAGAAGATGAAGAATGTCTTTCTCAACTCCAAATAATCTAATGAATAAAGTAGATAAATTGATACAAATTATTCACAATTTGAAAGAGGAAGGTGGAGTTGTTTCTGGAGGGCCAACAAATTCTCTTTCTGGTGGTAAAATAGCAGGAACTAGTCAAGCTGGGGACAGTCCCCCAGTTGATTTAAGAAAACATAGAAGTTGGAATCCCTTCTTTAAAAATCTTGCCAGGATGCAAAGAAGAAAACCATAATAAATATAAGAAATGGGTTACATTATTAAAAAGTAACTTACAACTTTAGAGAGATGTTCAGTCAAGTATCAAAATTAGCGGTTCTTGAATCAAAACTCAGTATGTACGAAGATCTTTCCCGCGAGATGCTATCAAAGCTAGAATCGGCAGTAGACAAAATATCCGAAAGTAATAATCGGATAGCGACGATTCTTACTAAGCATGACGAAAGAATTGATCAGAATTATAAGAATGATCAAATTATTATCAAAATGATTGAAGATTTGAAATCTGAAAATAAAGAAAATTCTGCCGCATTATCTAAAAGAATGGATGATCTTGAAAACGAAATTGATGATGTTTCAAAAATTAAGTGGATGACTGCAGGTTGTGGAGTTCTTTTAGTTGTTTTAATTGGAGCATTTGCTTCTCTCTTATCAGGTTGGTGGACACCATCAGAAATGCAAATGCAGCGCCAGGGGCACTTGCATCAGCAAAATGTTTCCGATTGACAACCTCATAATCTTGTGTTAAACTAGGAGTCCTGATGACCATGTGAATGGATTTTATTGACTCAAAATACATCGGACTAGTTTCTTCAAGATTGCAGAAATTCAAAAGGGTCAAGGCGGATCTCTACAACTTCCGCTGCCCTATTTGTGGCGATTCTCAGAAGAACAAGAATAAGACTAGAGGATACTTATATCCCGTAAAGAACAATACTAATTTCAAGTGTCACAACTGTGGTGCTAGTTTATCGTTCAATAATTTTCTAAAAGAACTAGATCCAACTCTTCATAAGCAATATACAATGGAGAAGTTTAAGGAGGGGCATACTGGTAAGAACTTTGTGGTCGAGGAACCCAAGTTCAATTTTCAGAAACCAGACTTTTTCATAAAACGTGAAAATTCCAAAAACGTGAAAAAGTTGGATCTACCAAAGGCATCAGAGATTCCAGTTGCCAGAGAGTATTTGGAGAAGAGAAAGATAAACCCAGAAAAGTTTTACTTTGCTCACAAATTTAAAGAGTGGACAAATACTCAAAAACAGACATTTGATTCTACTGATAAAGATGAGAGTCGCATTATTATACCTTTATATGGAATTGACTCTAAGTTGATTGGATTTCAGGGAAGAGCACTTGGTTATTCTCCAAATAAATACATCACTGTAATGATTTCTGATGATGCACCAAAAATTTATGGACTCAACCAAGTGGATTCTTCGGAACCCATTTACATCGTTGAAGGACCTTTCGACTCTACGTTCATACAAAACTCTATTGCTATGTGTGGGTCCGATATTGATATTAGGTCGTTTGGTTGGTGCGATTATATTTACGTTTATGATAACGAACCACGTAATCGAGAAATCGTCAACCGAATATCAAAAACCATCAACAGAGGAGACAAGGTAATTATTTGGCCATTATTCATAGAGCAAAAGGATATTAATGATATGGTGCTCGCTGGACATAACGTTATGGATATGTTAAAATCAAGTACATATTCAGGTTTAGAAGCAAAAATCAAATTTAACAATTGGAAGAAAATATGAGCAACGGAACAAAAGTCACTAAAAGAAATGGAAATACTGAACCACTTGATTTGAATAAACTTCATGTTATGGTGGAAGAATCCTGTAAGGATCTTGCTGGAGTTTCTGCATCTCAAGTTGAAATGCAA